AGCTAAAACTGAATCATTGAATGTAGCTAGTACTGAACGAGAAGGAATATATAATACATCAGATCAAAATCAACAATTAAAAGATACAAGAACTGCTGATCAATCATCTTTAAATCAAAATAACATAGTTACTAGTAATATCATTTCTAGCTCTAATCAAAATAACATTATCAAACCACAAATAAGAGATGAGTCTCTGCATTGGTCGATGGCTAATAACCTAGTCCAAACAATATAATAAAAAAAGGGCTTCTGTTTTATCAGAAGCCCTTTTCTCTTACAAACTAAGACTAAATCTTAATATTCTTCGTTAGCTAACTTCTGAAAATAAGAAAGTGTTTCAGTAGATTCTCCTGCAGCCTGTGCTGGAATTTCAGGTTCCTCAGTTTCAGTAAATGGTGTAGACGTATCTTCAGCATCATCAATACCAATACCCAATACTCGATTGAGCTTGGCTTTCAATTCACCATAACTTTTAAACTTATCAGCTGCTAGGAAATCATTCAATAGATATTGCTTCTCCCATACTGATTGAAGTTCTTCATCACTTCCAGCTAAAGGTGCAATTGGATCAAACTCAGATTTATCATAATTGACATATCCTTCAACCATCCTAACTTTGATTTTAAAATTAGCGCCTTCCCAAAAATCAAAAGGATTAACAGGTGATTCATCTTCAAATTCTGGATTCATCACATCATTAATCTTATCAAAGATTTTTTTACCATACCGAAAGATTCTAACTTCACCTTCATTTTCAGGATTAGCTGGATCTTTGATAACTAAAATATTACTATAGTAATTCAAGCGCCGCTTTTGTTTACGTGCTTGATCTTTTCCAGTTTGTGTACCATTGTTCCACAATGATGTATTGTATTCTGAAACTGGATCATTTTGTTGTAGGGTTGTCAATGAATTTTCAATGTACCAGCCACCTGGCCCTTGAAATCCATGATCCCATACTCGTACCCAAGGTAAATCTTCACCTTCACTCGGAGGTAAAAATCGAATAACTGAATATCCATTACCAGATTTATCACGTTCACATTTCCAAATGCGATCATCAACAAAACTGGTGACAGTTTGTGTTTTTTCTAATTCAGTTGTTAAATTGGCGAGTTGAGATTGGCGATTCTGCTTCATTTGTGCAAAACTAGACATATGTATCCTCTTATTCTTTATATTGCTGCTTGTAGTTGCTGCTTATTCATTACTACTGTATTGCGTAGTATATTACGATATTTACTTTCATCAACTTGAAGAAATTTTGAATATTTCCTACAAGTCAAGCTTGTTTGTGGCCATCGACGTGTTTCTTTTATATCTGCGTCAAATTGTGAAATAAAGTCTAACAATTTATCCATTATAACAAACGTTTCAATAGATATATCATCAATCCTTTGTAAATCAAACAATTTTGGCCAACCAGATCCATTAACAGAAAATAAACTATCAAAATTATCAGTCACTTCATTCAGTGATTTGATATCATTTTCAAACGTGTAGGACATTCTCTGTATGCGTTTTTTCCATTCTTTGTATGTATCATCTGCATCATCTCCGTACAATTTATTAAATTGTGATTCGGAAACAAAATGTGAAACAAACAAACCCAATAATTCGCTTGAACGATACTTTCTACTCAATCGTTCAAAAAAATGACAATCTTGCCTTTTATTGAACGTAATCTCTTTACATCTAACTCCACCTGTTCCTTTAGTCATATCAAAATGTTCACTTGTAAAATGTAATTTTACAGCCAAATAAACTTTATATACTTCAAATGCTGTCATATTGGCAATTCAACTGTATTATCTACAATAAAATTAAGCTTTTTAGCCTCAGTTTCAAGTTTATCCTTTAACTGTCTATTAACTAACTTTGGAATAATAGACATGTCTATTTCTTTCTCTTTACAATATTCTAAAACCGCTTCTATATAACTAGATTGGTTTTTAAAAACTATATTCTCAATTTCTAGTGAAAAGGATTTAGGAGTATGAGCGTTAGTCAATTCCAAAAAGTCCTTTTCAGTTATCCCATTTTTCATTATACTCTATTATACCATATCCAGCTAGCGTTTGTCAAGGCTATTTTTAACCCTGTAACAATTGTAGTACGTTAGCAGATAATTGTTGCGCTTGAGCCATCAATGCAATTGCTGTTTGTTGTTCAATTCGATAACTAGTCAACTTAGCCATCTCTGATGCTTCATCAAAATCATTAATGGTAGCAATAGATTCTTCATTAATTCCAATCATACGTTCCATATGAGCAATTGTAAAATCAAACCTTTCTATCTTAGCTATCTGATTAGATCGCTCGCCTTCCAAAGTGACAAGGGCGGCTTCCAATCGTGTCACTGCATCTTGTGCATCAGATACAGTGTCTAATTTAGATGCTACAACTATATTACCCTGACCATCAGTATATCCACCAATCTGCAACCCTTCTAATGTTAAATTTCCCAATTCAACACTAACTGTTTGATCACTATTAACACCATCGATGATAAAACTCTTGGTTCCAAAAGTACCATCGATCAATTCTGTTCCGTCATACTCAGTATTCTTGGCAACATAATCAATCTCTTTAGCTAATTCATTGTATTCATCCATCAACGACTGTCGTTGTGATGATGTCAATTCATCATTCTGAGCTTCGGCTGCGACCTCTTTCATTTTAACAACAACAGATGTAATACTATCAGATCCTGCCAGTGCTGATTCCAACAAATCCTGATTCTGTTTAACAACTTTATGTGCTGTTTGTAAAGTATGGATAGTATTATTGATTCTGCCCACCCTAATCTTATCAGCTGAACCAATATCAGATATTCCAGATGCCAGCCTAGACATAGTTTCCTCAACCATTCTAGTTGCTTCTTGATACCTACCCAAAGTCTGTGCGGTTATACCACTTAACATACAATTTACCTCTTTCATTTCCTATACTTACGTTTATTCAAATTATTATCTGACTTAACAGATTTAGAAACATTCTTAACTATCTTCCGATCAGTTTTTAGCTTTTGCTTAATTATTTCTTGATAATTTACATATATCCTTTCAGCTCCAATAATCATAATCAAACACTCTTATGCTTTGACATCCAAGTTACTGCCCCATTTTCTTGGCGCCATAACATTGTTATTCTGTCTTACTTGTACATTGATCATATGTTTTTCCCTTTCATGAGTTGATAACTCAGTTTTCACACTCAATCTCTCGGCTTGTTTTGCAGCCTGTACTTCTAAGTAAGCTCTATAGTAGTCTACTGCATCCATGCCTTTTACGCCATAAGTGTTTATCATTATTCCCCCTTCTCAATATACTCTGTGATTACTATTTTTATGACTTCAGAAATCCATTGAGAAATAATATTTGGATCACTAGTTTCCAAATGCGCAACAATCTTATCATATAAATCATTATCTAAATCAATATCGACTGATACCATTTCTTCTTCTATTGCAATCCTACTACTAATATATTTTGCAAGCTCGTAACTAGAACCTGTCATATATTCTTCAAATGTTAGTAACAATACTTTCCCATGATTTCAAATCATCCCAAATACCAACAGGATAATTGAAACTATATTTTTCAGCTATCTGCTTACCAAAATTAGTAGATGGAACTTCAACACCTTCAAAAACAAATGGTGTATTTAATTTTTTGACATGTTGACTATAAGCTTGTGAAATCTTACCTAAGCTTATTCCTGATCCGATACCAAACGTGTTACCACTCTTTTCTAAAATTTGAATTTCATCACCAAACAATTCTTGTATACGAATTACAGAACCATCCTGCTTCCATTTCTTAGTAAGAAATTTGCACTTGCTGAAGAAATCTTTAGTGGACATAGTATCAGGTCTAACTGCAAGATATGAACGTTCAACTACATCAACCAATTTATTAGCTGGGCATTGATCGTAAGGAACATTCTCAATTGAACACTCACGCCAATGCCCGACTAATTGATACACACCCATTTCTTGACGATTAAACCAACCCCTCAAATCACGATTTCTTGCAATATTTTCTTTCTTATCAAATTCACCCCGATAAGCAGTAATAATAATGAAATCTTCTTGATCTACTTTAACTTTCTGAATAATCCTAGCCAATCCAGCTTCAGTAATTGCATTATTATTATCACTGTCAGGGCCCCAATCATCATAAGTTAAAATATTTGAATCATATTGATATTGTTTAAACGTTTTCATTTAACTCCCTCTAATAATCAACCTTAAACTGATTATTTTTAGCATAATATTCTCGCTCTTTACCTTCCATATGTTCTGCAATTTCTTCAAGTAAAGCATCAGTTTTCATATGCGGGAATCGATCCAAAATAGAAGCTATAAATTCATCGATATCATCTCCACATTCCCATCCAAACTCAGTAGACATATGAATATAAGCCATAAATTCTGACAAACCACAATCAACTTTCTTTAGTTGTTCCTCTATAAATTCTTTTCTTGAATCTTTTTCATCTAAAAATACTGGCATGATTTTCTCCTTTTATGTTTCGTAAACTTCTACTTTATCAGCATCTTTTTCTTCTATGAATAAATGCCGTAATGACTTACGTTGACGTTCTTTCCTACGCTCCTCTGCATCGTAATAATCTGAACCATCATAAATAAATTGTAATTCATGATGCTCAAAAAACTCATACATCCTAGATGGATGCGTACCAAATCCCATCCATGTCATAACATCAATACCAAATCCTAATTGGATATTAGTAATACGAGAGCACAAACC